CCCTATCATGTTGGGGCATACCGGCAGCATGGTCCCGTTCCAGGACATCACATCTGCCAGCCGTTCCTCGGAATAGAACACCCCCATGGGATTCATCCCCAGGATATTGTTCACCGCCTCCGTCACCATGTTTTCCTCCGTGACCGTCTCCACATCCCCCGTGGCCTCATTCGTCAGTTCCAGAACCATTGTCCCTTTCAGCTTCATACGCTTCCGCTCCTTCCTATGCCAAATCAATGGGCTTCCCAAACGCCCCGATCAGCGCCTTCCCGATACTGTCCGCATAACTCTTCCGCACCAGCTCCATGGTCTCAATCCCCATCTCCCCGGCAAAACCCTTCATGCCCAGGCCGCCGCCAAAAGCAAAGCGTGAAACATATTCCTCCACCGTGACCGTGCCGTCCCATGCGGCCGCCGCGGCCATGCCCTGCCCGCTGATGGAAGCAATGCACCCTCCCGTCTCAATCTCCCCCGTACCGTTCTCCATCCGCAGATACACATTGAACGTATTGGTAATGTTCGGCACAAGATTGTCAATGGGATAGTACAGAGACAAAATGTGCTTCCCGCTCCCCCAGGTCTCCGCCGGACAGTGAGCCAGAATCTCCGAATCATTAAACTCATAAGTAACATAAGCCACAGCCTTCCCGTCCTCCGTCCATGTGACCGGAAGCTCCACCTCCACCGTGATATCCGTACTTCCCCCAGTTCCGGAACCGTCCCCTGCACTCCCCTCATCTTCTCCGGCACTGTCCCCGTTTCCGCCTGTTTCCGCTCCGGCATCCGTCCCCGCCGCCGGAATCGGGACCACGATACTCCCGGACGCGCTGGCCGTCCTCTCCGTCTGCGCCGCCCTCACGTCCACAACCGCCTGCCCGAAAAACTGCACATGGGTCTCTTCCTTCGCCGCAAACTCGATACTGATGATCCGCACATCATCCTCCGCCACCGTATAAGCAGAAGCATTGGTAAACGTATGAATCCCCACCTTCCCGGCCTCAATCTGGTTCAAAAGCCCGGAAATATTCTTATCATTCTTGGACTTCGCCTGGGCCAGCCGCGGGTTCTTCCCCACACATTTCAGGCTCTGCCTCCCTCCGATCCTGCACTGAAAAGACGTGATACAGGTCATCTGCTCCCCGTCCGCCTGCCCTCCCGAAAAAGTCAGCACGTCCCCCAGGTCCAGAGCCGGGTTCCCTATGGTGCTGGAATCAAAAGGCACATAATTCACCACGGACAGATCCGCCAATATATTCCCGCACAACTGCCTCCTGGTCTCTTCCAGACCAAACTGCAGGAGCGGGTTCACCCCCAGGTTCATGGTCAGCCCGTCGTCCGTATCCAGCGCATAATACTCCGCCGTCTGCGTCCGCAGGTTCGTGGAGCTCACCGCCGTATACCTGGTGATAAAATCCGAAAAACTGCTGGAAAACCTGTGCCTCCCCTGCACCTCCATCACCGGCTCCGCCCCGTACTTCCGAAGCTCCAGCCTCCCCCTCCGGTTGATACAGAAAAACCCGCCCAGCACCTGCCCCACAAAAAACAGCACGTCCCGGTACGTCCCAATATCATTCTCCGGATAGATGGAAAGCAGCTCCCTCCCGTTGAGCATACCCTCAATCTCCGCCTTCGTGTTCTCCATCTCCACGCCGCAGGCCTTACAGCACAGTTCCAGAAAAGCCCAGGCATTCCCCACAGATTCAAACCCGTTAAAACTCTTCTCAAACCGAAGCATGTAGTCATAGGCTTTCAGTTCCAGGCAGTGCGCCGTCCGGTTCGCCTCGCTCACCTCAAAAATGCCCATGGGCACTTCCTCAAAACTGCCGTCCGCCACCCGCAGATGGTAGGACAGCTCCACCTTCGCCCCGTCCAGCGTATACCGATCCACCTGTGAAAACAACGTAACGCCCATCTCCGCCGCATACACCGTCCCCAGCTCAATCTCCGCACTCCCGCAGCACTGGGCGGAAACATACCCGCTCCCCTTCACAATATCCTCATACCCAAACGGATACACCGCCCCGCCCTTTGTGGTGATCTTCCCCGTCCAGTAATACCTCCGGGTATTCTCCTGCACCGCCCGCAGGAACGCCTCGCTCACCGGATACATGAAAACACCCCTTTCCACACAAAAAGCACCAGCCATTCCCGGCTGATGCCCATTGATACTGCTGTTCCCGAAACACAAAAAGCCTATCTGCCCCTGTGCTTCTCCTTCCGCTTCTGCTGTTTCAGCTCAAACATCCGCTGCTTCTCGGCCTCCTTCTGCTCCCTGCCGGCCTGCCTGCGCTCCGTCTTCCTCTCTTCCCTCTGTAGCTGCAGCGCCTGCTGGGACTTTGTGCCTATCCCCGCCTGCATGGTCTGCCTCCCGGCCTCCCTCTGCCTCCGCTTCGGGTTCACCCTGCCGTCTTTCACAGCCGCCTCAACAGCCGGACTGAATCTCAGGCCATAATAATTTTTGAGGACAAAATCCAACACCTCATAGTCCCTGGGTTCACTCCCGAAGACCACCCGGCATACCGAAAGTCTCCCGTCTTCAACCCTCTCAAATACACCGACCCAGAACGGCCCCTCAAAAAATACCGTCAGACCTGCCTTTCCTCTGTCCATAACGAAACCCTCCTTAAATGTGTTATGAACAAAGAACGGACAACCCAGGAGGGCAGGTTACTTACCCTGATACCATCAGGACGGCCGGGCTACCTACCGGCTCTGGCACATCCAAAAGATGCACGTTGCGTTTTTATCTTTGCTTTCTTATATTTCCAGCAGGACTACTCCCGCTAAAAACCGGAACCTATCACTTCAACATCATTCTTACATCGTAAAATCTGCCGACAATTATTTTTCCCGCGGTCACAACAGATAATTATTTTCCCTGTTCGCAACCTGCAGGCCAACCAGCTTATATTTTGCATAACCTCCAACCACCAAAGGCTCCCTTTTACAAAGTTCCTCCGCCTCTTCACGGCTTTCTGTTTTCAGGATATACATGCCTGCCATTCCCGGATAGCCTTTAAACACGCCGCATATCTCCAGCTTTCCCTCATCATCCAGCCGCCTGATATTCTCAACATGTTCCTCAACCACTTTCTTGGTTATCTTATTATAGGTCTTGGTCTTTTCGATCATCATCATATACATCAGCTTATCCATACCGCATTCTCCTTCACTGCTTTCAGTTTCTTTCCCACCATTATACAGGACATCCCGACAAAAAGCACCTGTTATTTCACTTCAAAACTCTTTCAACGTAAACGACACCTTCCACAGCCCCTTATAGGACGTATCCTTCACCAGCACCGCCTTATACCCCTCAACAAACATCTCCGCCTCCTTCATCTCCAACAACTCCGTATCAAAATACCCCACAGAAATCTTCTCCCTCTGCTTAAACCCCGTCAGCACTTTCAGCCACTTGGGAGAAACCGAAAAACTCACCGCAATAGACACCACCCCCAGCCTTACCACGTCCCTCTGGGTAGTCCCTGCCTCCGTCTCCCCGCCGGAATCCGCCTCCACGTCATCCATCTGCACCTCATAAGAATCCGGCAGAGGGAGCGTAACACCGTCAAACACCAGATACTGTACAAACGCCATCCCTATCTCCCCCCTGACCTCAGATTCTGCCTCGCCTGCGCGTCCACCACCACTTCGTCCAGCAGCGTGCCGCCCACATACACCGGAATACAGATTGTCCCCATTCCGTCTCCGCCCTGCATCCCCGCAAACATCTCCTGCAGGCCGGAAACCATCTGCCGCACAGCCTCCATGGAAGCCCCCTGCGCCTGGACCGCCTGCATATCCGCCAGCTTCGGGCTCACCACCATATCCCCGGCCACGCCCTCCACAGCCTTCCTCACCAGCCCCCGGCTCTTCTCAATCCCTCTCGCCAGACCGCCCATAAAATCCGGCATCCAGCTCTCATAATCCGTCAAAGGCCCCTCGTCCGGCACAGAAAAATGCAGGAAAGAACGTATCTTATCCGCCACGTCAGACACCGCGCTCACCACATTCCCTACGGCACTGCGGATACCCTCCGCAATCCCGTTGATAAAATCCATCCCCCACTGCAAAGCCCTCCCCGGCAGGGACGTGATAAACCTGATGGCAGACTGGAACCCGTCCTGCACCACGCTCCCCAGAGAACCCAGCGCCGAACCGATCCCCGACACCATCCCCCGGAAAGCCTCCACCGCC